TCTATGGTCACTCAGCTCTCCTTTGTCTTTGGTCTCTTGCGCCCATTACGGGCCAGGGTGCTCATGTGGTTGGTCCCCTCGGTCAAAAAGTGGTAGCAGGGATTACACATCCACCCCCACACTTCCTGGCCATCTTCGTTACGCGAGGTGATCCGGTGACCCCGGACCCGCTCGCTGTCATTCTGGCAGTTGTGGACGATGCACTGCATTAGGACACCTCCAGTGGGTGTAGCTTGTGGTACCTGGCGTAAGTGGAACCAACCAGCATCTCCTTTGCCTTGCGTACCGAATCCCATGGTGCCCCTGTGTATCGGACCTTGTACTGATGCTGCTCGATGGCCTTGATGACCTCCTGGGCGCACCACAAGGACTCCTCAGTTATGGGGTACATCTGGCAAACCTTGGTACACCACCGGACGGCGCACCCAAGTTGGGCCAGTGTTTCACAGGACTGGATCACCCTGATCATCTTGCCAGTGGTATGGTAGAGTGGAGGGAGCTTCACTGCTCCACCTCCGTCTTAGGTTTTGCTTCCGTAACCTCTGGACGTGCCAATTCAGCCGGGACACTCACCTTAGCGGTCTGCCTCTTCTGGTGCCGTGTGCTCTCCAGTACCTCAACTGGAATGTCCAGTTGCTCCTCAGTGTGATAGTAGGTGGGTCTCCCCTCACGTACACACGCTGCACACTCCCAGCACGTCCGTCTGAACGTACCCAGGAGTTTACCTTCCTCCGACTTGCTGTAGACAAATGTTGCCCACAGCACCGCAGTGTGCCCACAGGTTGGGCATTCCATTGTTTTACGTTCCGCTTTGGTCATCATATGACTCCCTCCTGCTTTGCCATCCCGGCAAGAATGGCGAGGTAGTTCCTTGCGTCGATGATGCGCCCCAGGAGACCCTCACCGGACTCCAGAGTGCCATGCTTGATGTACATCTCGATGGCGCACAGGTGCTTCTCAAGGTAGACCATGAGGATCTTCTTGCGGTCAAGCTGGAACTTCTCAGCAATGCGCTCAAAGTTGGCAAAGGGATTGCCATCGTGACCCCGGCTTGCGTAGTCCGAGTTCTTCCCTGCCCACACCTCCAACTCCTTCCGCTGGATGTCCTGAAGCAGGGTAGCCATAGCCTCGTTGTCAAAGGTGGGCACCTCTTGGAACCCTTCCAGCAGTTCCTCAAACTTCTCCTGCTCCACCACAGGTGCTTCTTGATTCACCACAGGTTCCCAGTTGTCTGCCCTACCCATGTTGCAGGGTCGGCAGTGGGGTCCACTCCGTTCATCTTCCATGAACCATTTGCATTCATCACACAGTCCCGGCATCGTCCACCTCCACCTGAGCGCAGTAGTGACACAGGTATGTTTGCAGATCCAAAAAGAATGCCCCTGCCCAGGCACACAACCCGCAGCAGGGACACGGTTCCAGCCATTCATCCCCTGCCTCCCAGTGGAGGACAGGTCTGTCGATCATCGGACTCCTCCCAGGTGGATATGCTTGGTGCGTAAGGGGTTATCAGAGGTGTAGAGGGAGATAAACCTCCCGTCATTCCCCTCGTCTGCACTCAGTTTGTGCTTCCAGAACTCTGCCACGGTGAACTTGGTGTTCCCCACCTGATAGGTTGGTGAGTACCCATACATCCTTGCGTCTTCCACTGCTTCACGATAGGTGTTCATTTCGTCACTCCTTGATCTCCTTTATGCACTCTCCCTGACAATCACCCCCGGTGACCTCGTAGGGGCACTTCTCACAGTTCACAACAGGCAGCACCTCGTTCTCCATACAGGCAGCATCCGGTGGGTATTTTTCCCCACCGAAGGAGCACTCTCCGGTGTAGCTGTGCTCATACCGACAGCCCATTCCAAAGCACATCAGTTGACCTCCTTCTCGTGTCGCAGGGGGGATCGCTGAGTAGACCGCCGCCCTGATTGCCTCGATGGGATCACGGTAGAGTGGTCCCTTGGGAACCTTGCCGTCCGGGCCAGGGAGACCTTTGGCTTCATTGGCGGCAATCACGAGGTCCACCACCTTGAGGATCATTTCGTTGTACTGATCCCGGCTCACCCCGAGTTCCTCCGTTGCCCTGTGCAGTTCATCCTCCATGAGTTCACCCAGCGTGATGGCCCACTGCTCCAGGGTCTTCATCTGGTCCTGGAGGTTGAGCATCATGTGCATGAAGCCACCGAAGACGAACAGGTAGTCCGCATACTCCCGCACCTTGTCCTCCAAGGTTTCGGCCAAGGCGAACTCCCGGTGCTCCTCACTGAGCAACCTTCGCTCCAGCCCGATGTCCAGCTTGAGCTGGTTCCGCTCCATGTTCCACAGCTTGATCTTCTCCTGCTGCTCCCTTACCTTCGCTTCGATTTGCTCCATCGTCATTAGTGTGTCTCCGCCCAGTTGTTGCCGATCCGGTAATCACCGGTCAGCGGACATTTAAAGTTGAAGAGTTCCCCGGCGAGGGTGATCGCCCTCACTCCGGTTTGCCCGACCAGTTCCGCATGTTCTTCCTTCACCTCAATCTGCCACTCATCGTGGATGTTCCCGACGAACTCGTAGTCCACCCCAGGCTTCAACCCATGCTCCATCTGGAGTAGGTCATCCAGGACCACCAGAGCTTGCTTCATGATCAACGCACCGGCGGACTGAAGGAGGGTGTTGAGCGCACTATGAGCTGACCGGACCTGAAGTCTCCGTCCATCCAACCCGATGAGGTAGTTCCGCTTCTTCAAGGTTGCATCAATGATCTTCTTCAGTTCATCCATGGACCGGAGGTTCTTGAGGAACTGTTCCCTTTTAGCCTTGGCTTGACGGAATGTGACCCCGAGGATCTTCCCCAGCTTGGTGTCACCGGCACCGTAGATGAACGCATAGAACCACGTCTTAGCGGTGTCCCGGCTGTCGATCCCGAGGGCGACCTTGTTCAAGGTGTGTGGATCTGTGCCGTCCTCTTTGCTACCCTTGGTCACAGCATCCACGTACTTCCCCTGGTCATAGGGGTAGAGATAGTGGGCCAGACAGCACATCTCCAGTGAGCTGGCGTCAATGCCCACCAGTTTGAAGCCCGGTGGAACCATGAACAGCTCCCGGCACTCCTTCCCATAGGGTGAGTAGACCGCCGGAACCTGGGCCATGTTTGGGGCAAAGTGGGACATCCGTCCGGTGACCGCACCGTTCCCATTCACCGCTCCATGGATTCGCCCGGTCTCCTCACGGTAGTGCTTGAACCACGCTTGTTTACCTTCAGCGAGTTGACCGATCCGCTTCTCCAAGGTGAGGTACTGCTGGAGAAGCTTGGCTTCGGGCCACGGGAGACCTTCCAGTGTAATATCATCAATCTTCGGTGCACCGGTCTCAGTGAACTCAGCGGGTTCCCACCCGTAGAGCTTCTTGAGCCGGTTGGCGATGTGGAATCGTGAGCTGGGGTTGAACTCCTCCAGATCCACCTTGGTCATCGGAGCGCCCGCCACGATGAGTTCCTTCCACCCGCCTGGAGTGGTGCGCCGCATGGTTCGCTTGGGGATGAACTCTTCCCCCTCCATGTAGAACGCTCCAAATACAGACCGGAGCTGCTCCGCTAACTCAAGCCGCTTGATCGTCCACTCCTCGTAAAGCCGTTCTCCTTGTTGACGGTTAAAGCAGAAGCCACGCCGCTCCTGCCGAGCTAAGACCCACGCTACTTGGTGCTCCAACTGGAGCGCACGTTCCGACACCGCGAAGGACTCCAGCCGTTCCACAAGCTTCACCGTGACCCGCACATCTTGTTCACAGTAGGCGGACATGGCAGGGGTCCATCCTTCCCAGGCATCCGGTCTTGCTTTGTAGTCACCCTTCAGCTCACCGATCCGGTATCCCCACGCTTCCAGGCTGTGCCGCCCCATGAGCTGCCCCGGCATGGCACCCCTCTTGAAGAGGTGGATGTCTGACTTGTACACGTCAGGGTAGAGCAACCGAGCCCACACAAGAGTGTCCAGTACCTTTTCAGGGATTTGCCAATCAGGGTACAGCTTGAGGATCGCAGGGATGTCAAAGCCGATGATGTTGTGCCCACATATTGTTTGGGCTTTGGTGAGCCGAGCAACGCCACGGATGGTGTCACTCTTGTCGTACCGGGTGTACTTCCGAGTGTTGGTGTCGTAGATGGTCATGGTGTGGATCTTCGTGAGCGTATCGAGCAACCCGTTGGTCTCGATGTCGAAGATCAGCAATCATCTCCTCCCTTGTAGGCACACTGGATGACCTTCTCAATGTCCTCCTTGGTGAATGAGTTCCCGGCGAACCCACAGCACACAGAGGTGTGTATGTTAGGGTAGGCTTCTTTCGTTGATCCACTGGGGTGCAGCTTGATGTTCGATCTGCAGTCACCACTTGCGTGGCAAGCCTTACAACAAGAGCCGTGGTTCCAAAGTCCAGCATTAATGAAGTCCTCACAGGTGAGGAACTTGTCTTCCTCTTGGGGTCTGCCTATGGTGATGGGTCCGTCTGCCACTACTTCACCTCCTTGTTCCAGATGTGCTTCTGAGCCAGTTTGTCCTGAGTCAGGAAGTTTTCCTGCCTCAGACGAACCACCTGTTTTTCATCCACATCCAGCCTCCGACAAGCAGTCGAAGGGTGCCCAAGGTCCAGCACCACACAAACGTCATGCGCCACGAACCAAGGTTCACCATCCTCCGCCGCCACCACTCTGATTTGGTTGGCACCATAGTTGAACAATGAGATTTCCTTGCTGCTGTTTTCCATCACACCACCTCCATGTATTCTTGATGGGCTATTGGTAGCCCAGTGATTTAGAAACTGGAGTCGGGAGTAGACACCGACCCATCCACTGCAAGTAGTCGCCCGGTATCATGGTTGTAGACCAAAGTATCAGCAAGCCCAAGCTTACCAATAGGGCGATTCTTAATAACCCTGATCTGCCTTTCATTTGGGTTTTCTCCATACTGGTTCCCCTCGACTGAGAGGATCACATCACTTAGCTGTTCCAACCCGGCGGACCCACGGAGATCCGTGATCGCCACCCGGCGACCCTCGTTGTAGGATGGTCCCTTATCCGGGCGTTTCAGGTGAACAACTGCCTGGACACCCACACCTGTCTCCTCGATGAGGGACCGGAGTCGTGTCATCAGTCGATCAATGGTTTTCCTTTCGCTTTCTTCGATCTCCTCCAGCCCACTGACGATGATTGAGATGTGATCAAGGATGATCCAATCCACCCCACAGCCGAGCACGAGGTACCGCAGCTTCCCCAACAGCACATCAATGTCTGAGGAACCCCAGTGATCGTAGAGCCAGAACCTTTCTGACCCCACGGTACGCTTGAATGCGGCCTCAAGTTCAACTTGGGTGACCCCTTGCCTCGTGATGTGGATCGGCTTGTTCAGCTCGATCCCCACGTATCGCTCAATGGTTCTCCGTTTGCTCTCCTCCAGTGCCAGCACACCCAGCTTGTGGTTGTGCCTTGTGAGTAGCCAATGTCCCACCTCGTTGACAGCGGTGGATTTCCCTAGACCGGAACCGGCGGTCCACAGGTACAGCTCCCCTTTGCGGAACCCGTAAAGCTTCTCCGTGAGTACCGGGTAGTGACAGTCAAAGCCGGGGACAGGTTCCCGCAGCAGCTCATCCCACAGGTCCACCCCCGAGATGATCCCATCAGGGCGATAAGGGACAGCCTGGGTGACCCCTTTGATTACCTGTTGAGCTTGCCCCGCCTGGAGCAGCTCGTTGCAATCCTTCGCTCCATCCGGGTAGTTGAACAGCTTCACCCGGCCCGGTGGCAAGAGGGGCAGCACGTCCATCCGCGCCTTCTCCCCTGCCTCGTCATTGTCAAACGCAATGATGATCTCCTGGAATCCTTGGAGCCACTCCAGGTTATCCATCACCGACTGCTTGGCCGAGCTTGTGCCGCTGGGGATACTCACCGCTGGACACTTCAAGCCGAAGCATTGAGCCACCGACATTGCGTCGATTTCGCCTTCCGTAAGGACTACCCGTGGGAAGCTTCCACTGGGCCAGAGGCGCTGGCCGAACAGCTCCACTGCCTGGGACGTTCCTCGCCAAATGAAGGACTTGTCAGCAAAGCGAATGTGTTGCCCTACGAGCTTGCCCCGCTTGTAATATGGGGCTATCTGGACAGGCTTACCCTCCAGGTTCCCAACGGTGTAATGGTAGTGTTCACAGGTGGACTTCAGGATCTTCCGTGTCCTGAGTTCCTTTGGTTCACCCGGTTCGATACAATCCTTCGCCATCCGTTTGTATCCTCCTCGTCCGTCACCTCCATAAGCCACAGTGTCATGCCGATGGCAGCTAAAGCACCACGCTGAACCATCGGCATACAGACTGTAGGCATCCCGCGACCCACAGTGGGGACACCAGTTGTGGCGCAGGAATCGTCCCATCTACTTCAATCCCCACTTGATCACGAGGTCATCGAGCGCCTCCCACACCTCGCCGAAACGGGTGTAAGCCAGCTCATTGTCCAGCTTGCATTTCTCAGGGTTGCTACAGGAGATGATCTTAGAGAGGTAGGGGTTCAACCGATGCCAGAGTTCTCGGATCGCATCCGGGTCTGTCGTTTTAGCCATAGGAATCCTGGCCCTGATGTCAGAGGTCTGCTCTTTGACTTGAGCCTGTGTGTCATCCATATCTCCTCGCTTTCTTCAAACGGTCCTTCACACGGCGGATCAAGCCGGTGAGACCGGCATTGATGATCTGTCCGGTTTCCAGCCTGTGATAGTTGTCCTTCCCCATCCAGAAATAATCAGCTTCCACTTCCCGGCGAATCCGTTTAGTGAGCTTACCCCGCATGGAGCACCTCCGGGGTGTAGACCACCAGGACTGTTCCGTTGGGCAACACAACCTGTGTGGCTGATCCTCGCTTCTTGATTTCGATCTGGATCTCATCCCCAGGATCGACAGTGTGGGTATCCCCCACTTCACAGTTGGGGAGCGAGGGCATGACAGTGGGGAGCTGGGACCGGGCCTTATCAAGGAAGGCACGGAAGCCTGTGGCCGGGTCGCCGATCCGGCTGAGATACCGCTGAAGCCCGCGATCTGAAAGAAGCAGGGTCCGCTTTCCATTAAGGACAATCACCCGGCGATCCTGGGGCTCCTGGTAGCTGACTCGCCCACAGTTCATCTTATCACCGAAGATCGCCCGGATGTCCTTGGCGACCCACCAGGGCTTCTTGGGGTAAACCGTTTCAACCAGCACCGTGATAGTGTGGTCCTGGAATCGGAAGAGCTTCACGTTAAAGGCCGGGAACGCTCCGAGCTGTTTCTTCGACATTTGGTACCCTCCTTGAGCCACTCTATGGGGATCAACTTGTCCGCATAGAGAAAGCCATGTTTGTCGCACCACTGTGCGATGGTTGTCTTTGAACCTCCACGAATGGGAGCCTTGGGGTTGGTGAATACGAACCGGATGTCCAGGTCTGGACGCTGGGCTTTGATCCACAGGTGTTTTTGTCGATCAGCGTGTTTGAACTCGCCTTTACACTCGATGATCATTCCGTTTGGCAGGATGAAATCAGGGAGGTAAGTCCGCCGTTTTTCCGGCTGGATGAAGACGATCTTCTTGGCCCGTGGTTCGTATTCAAACCTCACGTTTTGCGCCTCAAGAAGCCGGGCGTTGTCGTGCTCCACTCCGCTGGAGAACCCGGCTTTCTTGGCGCGGACTCGCTTAGGGGTCTCAGAAATCTTCGGCGGACGTTTCGCCATCGTCGCCCCCGTGAGCCTGTGAATCGAACTGACCGCCCTCATCCTCATCGTCGGCGTATTCCCCATCCGTCACCGGAGTGAAGCCAAGGGAAGCCGCCCGGTCCCTCGTGGCGAATTTCAAGACCTGGACCCCGTTGAGATAAAGGGTGACCCCGACTGTCTTATTGGTGGAGTTGTAGTAAGCGGAGGGATTGAAGCTCACACGGACGATGGAACCACCGTAGACCAGATGCTTCTCCCGATCCAGTTCGCGGCCCATCTTGTCCACAATGGCGGGCGCAAAGGTCTTCTTCTGCCCATCCTTCTCGTAGGTTGCGTTGACCCGGAACTTGAACTCGATGTTGCCGGTCTCTTCGCCTTCGTCCGTTTCCTCGTTGGAGAACGGATAGTGCTTCTTGAGCTGCTTCCGGTCCTTTTCCTTGAGACCGTTGTAAGTCTCGTTGAAGTGGGCATCCGTCATCTCGTTGATGATCTCGATGAGAGACTGCGCTTCGTCTACCGGCACGATCAACGATAGTGTGTATTCCCCGTCTTTCTTGAAGGTTGTCTTGGGCTTGTTGACCCATGCCCACTTGGCGGTACCGATGGGGGAAACCATGTTCTTAACCTTCTTCTGCTTCTCTGCCATTCTGTCTGCTCCATTCTGTTTGATTGAAGTGCTGTGCTTCCAGTGCCTCGGGGTCGTACCCGTATTCCCGAAGCTCCATGTACAGGTCCACCGGGAGGGGCTGTTCCCGGCGGAAGTGGCGGTACGCTTTCTGTAGAGCCTCCTTTCTTGTCATGTTCGCCTCCGTTCTGTGTTACGCCTCCGTAATCTCTAGGCAAAGAAATAGCCCGCTACCAGAACCACCACGGGTCTCATGACTCCCCGAAACTCTTCGGGAACATCTGGTAGTTCAGCGGCCCCTTCGGGTGGGAGAACCTCTTCCCACTGTCGCTTCAAATCCGTGAGCAAATCACGGGAGTAGAGCTTCACAAAGGCCAATCTCAAGCAACGGCTCAAGGTCTCAACATCCCCGGCATGACAGCCATAACTGTCGTGAATCATGGCGAAGTGCCGCAGACCCCGGCGCAGGGCAATGTTCACCGTCATGCACAAGTGGGACGCATCAAAGCTGTGAACGATATTGGGGGATGATCCACCGATTTGCTTGGTGGAGTCGATCTTTTTGGAATCGGTCATCATTCTAAACTCCACTTTTTGATCCCCCCAATAGGTGGCGATTTTTACCATCTTGCTTTCCCAATACTGCTGCTTCACGAAGAACCCGGTTGGCGTAGTCCATGACATTTGGATTCCGCAACGGTTGAAGACAGAGGCGCACTGCCGGAACCACTTCATGCAGATGTCTGCCGACTCGATGACCGCACCAATCCCGTGCCGAATCTTCTCCACAAGGTAGGCAGTCTCGGCAAAGCCCACCATTTCGATCAGCTCTTCTTTGTCAGACTTCATGAGGGTGTCCACAATCTGGTCCCGCATTCCCACTGACGTAACACCATACGGAAGCGTCATCACAGGGCGTTTCACCAGCTTGCGGTCAATTTTCCCATTCCAGCGGGCGGCAAGCCCGCCAATCGTTACACCTTTATCCTTCCACTCCTCGGTGTTGTCCAAGTCTGCCACGACGGCCCGAGCCACCTGCTGGGCGACCACAGCGTAGATGTCCTGTGGCTCCGAGGTTGGCATGAGGTTTACCTGTCGCCCACCTTCTTCGTCCCGCATCAGCATGGTGAGGTGCTGCAAACCGTTGCAGCTTCCGTCCACACCCACGGGGATGTGGCTGATAAACCTCGGGGAGAACCCGCTGTCCGCCCAATCGGCATACTCCATGGCAGCGGCCAGGAATTGCCAGCAGTCTTCTGCCTCGGTCCACAATCTGAGCCCATCAATGGGATACCGGGCTGAGTCGATGATGGCTTCGCTGTACTGGTTAACCCACGCGATCCGCTCTTCAAAGCTCTTCTTGTCCATCTTGTTCCCGTAACAGTTAGCGAGGTGGATCTTCAGCCACTTGCCCCCGGTGCGACCCAACGGTTTCCCTTCCTTGAACGAGAGGAGCCCTTTAGCCAGATCATCCCCTTGGGGAGTCAGGTGAGCTTGGACCGGGTAAATCCGTCCTCGCCAATCGAATTGCCAACAGAAGAAGAACTCTTCAAAGTCGGCGTACTTCATAGCCCGCCCCATGGTGTTGGCCATCTGGACGAGCTGTTTGATGGCTTTCTGCTTAGCTGCGTAAGCATCCCGCATCTTACGCTTCCACTCTTTCGCCTTCTCAGGGTGCTCAGTCTTGTACTTCTCCCACTCTTCGTCAGTCTCCCACTTCTTCTCGGGGAACTCCACATTCTCACCCTTGGCGAACACATTCATTCTCCCCGGTAAGCTCCACACCACTTTAGCGATGTCGAGAACACGGCGATTCACCTTCCACGCCACCCCCTGGAGAGCATTGACCAAGTTCAGCATTGGGCCTAAGCCTCGGCGCTCCACTTCTTTAAGGTGTTCTTCACTCCGGGTTTTCACAAGACCGTACCGCAGGGAGCCAATCCCGCTGTGAAACCCTCCATCAGTGGCGTTGCTCCACGGTTTAGGCGGGATGACACATACGTGATGCTTCGGGATCAACATGGCACACCGCTTGTGAGCTTCCATCAACCACTTCTCGATCTTCGGGTCTGGAATCAGGATAGCCGGGCTTTCCGCATTAAACTGGTTTGTCCATGACACTCCCCTGCTGAACATCCCGGTGGAGGCAATCAACAGGTGGAGCATGGTGGTCCCCACATGGAGATGGACTTCCTTGGTCCACTTCAGATCCTCCACGCCAGCCCGCCGCTTCGCCAGCATGGTAACACTCTTGAGATAGCCCCGGTTGGATGAGCGGTATTTCTTTTGGACAGCCCTTTGCAAGCTGGGGCGCTCCCGCTTGAAACGGAGGAACTCAAGATGGTCCTGGATTTCCTTCCCCAGTGCGATTGAAAGACCCTGCAAACTGACGTACATATCGGGGTGGGTCAGGACAAACCACAGCGTCAGATAGGCGAGGTCATCAGCCGGTACATCAGCGATCAAGGCGCGAAATTTCCCATTAACCTTCTGTCGTTTGTTGTCCTTGACAAACTCTTTGATAGCTGCCGTCAACGGCCCCATGCCCAGCTTCAATAGTTGAACATGAGGGGGCAGCATCCCCCCAGCTTTGAGCTGCTTGTAGTATTCCGCCTTCCCTTCCTCAAGAGCGCCGGTTTCCAGCTCAAGCTGTTTGAGCATCAATTCGGTGTAGACCATCCAGAATCTCCTTTCGCTAGCGTAAAGGTTGAGGTAAAGAAACCCCCCTCCAGCAACTTACACCAGAGAGGGCGTTTCGTAGCTCACTGAGGTCGGTGATCTTAGTGACACCGTTTGGTGTAACTTCGTCTGTCACTAGGCAGTGAGCGCCAGTTCGCAGCGGATTCTTGATCCGCACTTTTTAAAAGGTGCCGGGTGGTGTACACCAAAAGATCCGCAAAAGTGACACCACCCATCCCACGGGTATCCTCCTGAGCGACCAGCGGGCAGCTCCCACCGGGAGAAACACTGTTCACTAGCGTAACAAAAGGCTAGCCCAAATGTAGCCATATCTCCGCATCACAGTAGCCACCTTCTCGTACTCCGCCCCGAGATCAGCCGGTCCCCCAGGAAAGAGAAACAGTTGTGGCTTTCCCTGCTCATCAAAGACCCAAAACCCGTTGATCAACACTCGTCCCTCAACCGTAGTGTGAGTGTCAGCAAACAACTCAGGACGAAGCGCCACTGATGTCCACCCCCTCTCCATTGATTCGATCCACAGCCCGCCTGAGCTGTTTGATGCAGAGATGGCTGTACCTCTCCGTGACGGTGATGTTGCTGTGTCCCAAGAGCTTGCTGACAGGGTAGAGGTCTTCCCCGGCAAGAAGCAGCCTTGAGGCAAAGGTGTGGCGGCAAGAGTGCCAGCAGAAATCCGGGTCTTCAATCCCCAGGACACGGCGGGCGTACTGCCACGCTTTCTCCGCTTGGTCAACCGTGAACGGGAAGGGTTTCTCAAAATCCTGGTCCTTCCGCCTTTTGAAGACGGCGAAAGCACGGTCAATCATGGGGATAGTCCTCGGCTTGCTGCTCTTGGTGATGTCTGGCGTCAAGAGGATCAACCTCTCATCGAAGTTCAGGTGATCCCAAGTCAGGTCCACAGCTTCACCAAGGCGCATCCCGGTGGACAGAAGGACAGCCAGAAGATCGGCATAGTCCCCCTTGGACTTGCGGGCCTTGGGAGCCCCCTCGATCATGCCGAGGAACGCCTTCATGAGGGCTTCTTCCTCTTCGTGGCTGATGATGCGGGTCCGCCCGTTATTCTCCTTCTGGAGTCGAAAATAGGGAAGCTCCAGTGGCTCCTTCCAGACCAACTTGGCGGTCCGCATGAGCTTGCGAAGGTGCGCGATGTACCGATTGATGGTAGCCACATCACGCCCGCCTTCCCGAAGGAGCCGCTTCGCCCTTTCAACAACGGTGTCATCGACCTCGCGCAGCAGGGGGTCGCCAAGCTGTTCAGCCAGCCAGAGCAACCGCTTGTACTGCCCGTAGCCATCCCGTAGATTCACCCACTCCTCAACCCACAGCCGCTCCAAGGCCGCAGTGATGGTCAAGCCCTTGCGCTTCGGGCGGGAAACAGGGGCAGATTCAGGGGGAGCTGGCCCCCCGGTTAGAGAGGCCCGATACTCCTTCTCAATCCGCTCAGCTTCCCGCTTATCGGATGTGTCGCAACTCAGGTGATAACGCTTCCGGTTGTGGGAGAAGCGCATCCAGTACACGCTTCCCCGGAGGTAAACTCCCATCTAGACATCCTTTCTAGGCCGCTGGGGCCGATCCGTTGATCACGTTCTTGAGATACTTGTCGAGCAAAGCTTGGCCCGCAGGGGTGAGCCACACCCCAAGCTGGCTTCTCCCCGGATACTCCGCGAAGGCTCTCCCAATCCTGACCTCAGCCTGACTCAGGATACTCCGCGAAGACCCGCCAAAAGAGTACCACTGTTCACTTCCGTTTGTCAATTCTCGATTTTCACCTCCCTTCGGTAGCAAAGTCCGTCAAGCCGCGCTGGGCTTGCGTTTACAGGAACATCGTTTTTAAGGTCGTTTTTGAGCCTTTTGAGCGGACTTTGGTCGTGACCCAGGGAAACATACTAGGTTAAGGTCAAAACCCGCTCAAAAGGTTCACAAGGCGCTTGCCAGTGGTGAAACTCTTTCCACCAGGGAATAGAAAACCCGCCGATGGTCAAGCGGGTTTCCCTTTTGTGAGTAGCTTGTCAGCTATGGCGTTTCTTCGCGCATATCCTTTGGTTCAAGGTCCGCCGAACAGTAAATCATATCGTCAATCCATACCGCTTGACCACAAGACCAACAATCAGCGCCTTGAA